CAGCGCTGGCCGCAGCCGGTTATACCGATCCAGGCGCAACTAATGCTGTGCGTAATTGCCGTCTGCCTGGTTCAGTTAATTTAAAACCTGGGCGTGATGCATTTGAGTGTAAAGAGATCTCTTTTAACCCAAAGCTAGACTACACGTTACAAGAGATATGCGACGCGTGTGGCGTTACGCCTCTTGAGGCTAACACAGCGACCTATCGATCCGTTAAAGTAGAAGACAATGGCGTTGATAACGTAATGACATGGCTCAACGAGCAAAGTCTTGTCTTATCGCGTCCTAATCCTGAAGGCTGGATGGGCGTAGTCTGCCCTAACAATGCAGCGCATACAGACGGCCAGATCGAGGGCCGTTACAGGCCGCTGGATCGCTCCTATTGCTGCATGCATGCACATTGTGATCACATCAACAGCGAAGCGTTTCTTAAATGGGTCGCTGATAATGGTGGGCCGCGTGAGCATCAAGGCATCAGAGGCGAACTGATCACTGCCGAATTTAAGGCGATGCATGAAGCTATCAAGCCCAACGAGTTTTTCCCCGACGTAGCATCTGAGCGCGTCGCGCAGGTAGAGCGCGAAGAGGCTGGACGTGTCGAGCGCGGTGACTGGTATGAGCGCTTTGCTTACATCGTGGATGATGACGCATATTTTGATCTTACGACGCGCAACGAGATCTCGCGCAGTTCTTTTAACGCCATCTTTCGGCACATCAGTTGCGTCTCAGTGCATAACGCCAAGCGCCGCATCGAGGCATCTGTATGCTTTGACGAGAATCGCCAGGAGCACAAGGCAAAACTATTGAAAGGTCTAACCTATGCGGCAGGCGAAAAGATCTTGGTGCATAAAGATAATGAAATCTATGGTAATCGATGGCGAGACGCTCGACCGATTTTCACCAGAACAAGCGGAGATATATCACGCTTTACTGCCCATTGTGAACGGTTGGTGCCAGATCAAGGCGAACTCGATCATTGCTACGACGTTATGGCTTTTAAGCTCCAACACGCGGACGTTAAAATAAATCACGCCGTCTTGCACGGCGGCGATGAAGGCTCCGGCAAAGACACGATGTGGGCACCCTTCATCTGGTCTGTCTGTGGCCCAAATAACAAAAATTGGGGCATTATTGACAACGACGGTCTATCGTCGCAGTGGGGCTATCAGCTCGAGAGCGAGATCTTGATCCTCAACGAGCTGCGCGAGCCGGAGGCCAAGGAGCGCCGCGCGTTAGCCAATAAGCTTAAGCCTATTATCGCCGCGCCGCCTGACATGCTGCCGATCAACCGCAAGGGTTTACATCCTTATGAGATGGTCAACCGCCTGTTAGTGCTCGCCTTTACCAACGATCCGATTCCGATCTCTATTCCCTCGCAGGATCGTCGCTGGTTCTGTGTGTGGTCTACCGCGCCGCGCATGGCTCCAGATGAGGCCCGCGAGATGTGGGACTGGTATCATGCCGGTGGCTTCGAGGCGGTCGCCTCCTGGCTTTACGCGCGCGATGTTAGCCGCTTCAAGCCTGCCGCCGCTCCTCCAATCACTGACTTCAAGCTCTCGCTCGTTGAGCACGGCATGTCTATGGCTGAGAGCTTTATCGTTGAGATGATCAGAGGCCGCAAGGGCGACTTCGCCTTGGGCGTTATCGCTGGGCCTTTCCATGACATCTGCGGGCGCTTAAGCGTTCAGGCCGGCAATGGCATCAAGGTGCCGCAAGCCGCGCTCCTCCATGCGCTCAAGGAGGCCGGCTGGGTAGACTGCGGTCGCTTGCACTCAGGTAAATATCAGACCAAGCGCCACGTCTTTTGCGCGCCGAACATGCTTCAGCATAGCAAGTCAGACTTGCGTAATATGTGCGAACCAACCCCAACCCCGAACCTACAGGTGGTCAAATGAAGCCAGGAGCTATGCATGCCCTTAAAGATCCATCACGCCTGACCAAGGCCGAAGAGAAAATATATGAGCTTATGCAACAGGGTTTGACGGGTAAAGAGATAGCTGAGAGAATAGGGTCTGGAGGTGCGGGGGCTATGAACTGCCGCATCAAGGTTATACGTGAAAAGATTGCTGCGCGCCTTATGCCTACTGGTTAGGGTCATTTTTTTATGGCTGCTTTTCATTTGGTTCTTTATCGAGAACCGAAAAAGGGTTGAGTAATGGCTGACGAAGTAAATGAACTACTCGGCAGGGTATCCAGAGAGCGCTATTCGAGCAAGAAAGCGCTCAAAGACCTGCCGGAGCCGTCCTTTCTGGATGATCTTAACTTTATGTACCAATACAATTTCGTCCCGCGATATAACGCACTCGCCGCGCGCATGTTCGGGCCTGGGCCATCCTATAGTGATCCCCTAACGAGCCGTGAGCGCTCGCCTGTAGGGTTTATGGGCGACATGCCTACACAGGCCACCCCAGCCCAGCCGATGGCCCTGAACGCCTTCGTCTTTAATCCTATGCGCGCTTATCCGCGTTATTACACCGCAACTGAAACTTCTAACGAAGACGTTAAAGGCCCAAGCAAGTTTATGGAAGGTTTTAGCTATCTAGGCAATGACCGCCCATGGGGCTTTATGGATATGACCTCGGGGCGCTATCCAGGCTTTGTAAGATAAAAGCCCTCTAGCTATGGGGGCAGCTAGAGGGCAGGAGGCTTGCAATACGGCCAAGGGAGGAGGCCATGAGCCACACCCTAACGCATCACGATAAACGCTACAATACCCAAAATCGATAGCGTTAAAATCAAAAGAGCATGTCCATGTACTGGACTACTTCCGCTTCCGTCATGTCCTTACCTTTAGACCATTTAGTCCAAAATTGCCATAGCGGCTTGTTTACAATCTCGCATGGCTCGTCGCGCGGGATGTCGGGTATGGTGCACTGGAGCGCTTCGTATTGCTCTAAAAAGTATTCTTTCATTTTAGACATAGCAGCACCTCAATGATTGTTGTTACTAGGATCACAAAAGCCGATTCTTCGTTCTTCATATCTGATTCCACTTATTATGGTTGTATGGTCGCGTTTAAAGACGCGCGCTATTTGTGTGAAAGTCTTGTCGGTTTCTTTATGCGCGCGATACATGGCCTTGCGGCGCACTGCTATAACGCGCAGGGTGTTGTTGTAGTCTATGAGGGTGTCATAACTTAACCCCGCCGCTTTCGCCTCCTCCAATATTATTTGTTTGATTGTTTTCATCGGTCGCCTTCATATTAAATGCAAAATTAAGAGCGCTTGCTACTGTCGCCAATGCGCGCAAGTCTGCCTGTTGTACGTACAGGCGCATGATCGGCGTTTCTTTAGCGTCGCACTTATAGATAATGACGCAACTGGTCTTATCGGTCTTTATTGGCTTTGCTTTCATGCGCCCAGGATGCTCGCAGAATAGGTCAAGGTGTAGCAATTTTCTTCTCCAAATATTCGTTGCGTTCCCTCAACTTACGCATGGTTATTTCAAGATCATCACGCCTATTTAAACTCTCGATAGCACCGTCTAGCGTTTTTTCGAGATATGCATTCTCGCGTCTTAATTTTTTTAGTTCTTTTAAAAGTCGTATATAATTTTCTAATTGTGCTATTATCTCATCGGGTAACATTTTTTAACCTTTCTAATTCTTCTTCTAGTTGACCATTCCGCTTAGATAAAGTCATTACAAGATCGTGTAATTCCCTATACCGAGAGTCTTTTCTCTCTTGTGACACTTGCTCGTTGTATGATCGTTCTAGATCAGCACTACGCTCCTCTGCGGCTATCGCGCGGGCTTCTATCTCGATCGGCTTTGAATAGTATTCTTTCATTGCTTCTTTTTGATATTTTAGTTGCGCGATTTCCTGCTTTGCTTTCTTTAACTCGCGCAGCAATAAGATAGGCTTGTTAAGTTGGTTTATAACATCATCGATAGGATCAGTTTTTCGTTGCGCGCGCATGAATTTCCCCTTCTATCAATTCGCGTTTTGTTTCGTCGCCCTCGCCTTGTAACATCAGCTCAAGCGCTGGGGTTGATAGGCGATAAAGCAAACAGCAAAAATCGTACATGTTAGCCCCTCTCTATAAGGTAAAGTATAGTTATAATGGCGGCGGGTATTGCCAGGCTAACACTCGCCGCCAAGCCTATAATGTAAAGCGCTTGCCTCATATGTCGGCCTCATATGCTGCGTCTTCTTCACATGCTTCAAGTAGATGTTCGTCATCTATCAGAGCGTCATGTATCAGTTTATAAAGCCAGTGGTCTTGCGACAGGTTGAGCGCGGGCACGTCTTTTTTATTGCTGTTTAATGTTATCGACGTGATATCGATATCAGTAATCCAGGGCTCAAAGATCCCTACATCGGGTTCGGCGGCGGCTATGTTGTAGTCTACGTCAATCTCACCCGCGACCATCACGGAATAGTTTTTGATTAGCTCAAGCTCATCGAAGTAATATGTAAATTTCATGTTATCCCCCTTAGTCGTTTTCAGCCGATCTTTCCCAATCATAACGCGCGCTATGTTGGCGCTCTGCTTCGTTGTCGTACTCTTCCTGCATAGTGTGCAATGCATCGATTAGATGCCACGGCAATGGCGCGGGTTGATTGTTTAATATCTTTATGAGCGCCTCTACCGCTTCGTGATCTAGTGTAAGCTCAATCATCGTAACATCCCCTTCAATTCGGCTTTAACGCGTCTTGCTGTATCGCCGCGCCACGTAGTGGCATTGCTTAGAAAATAGCGGACAATAGATTCGCCGCTGTCATAACCGTATGGTTGATTGATATCGTCTAGTGTAGACATGGCTTGCAGGTAGGGAACCGCGCCAAAGTATGGTTTACGCCAGTCTTGCGCTATCTCGCGCGCTATTATTGATAGTGCTCTCATAATATAACCCCTTCGTGTTGCGCTTGCGCCATCGCGCGCATTGCGTAAACTGTAACGCGCCCTCTATGATCTTTAACTGATCCCTCTTTGAACCTTGTCCCGAACAAGCGCCCGCGCTCATAGGCCCATTGTTCATTAAGGGTTGCGCCGATATCATAATTAAACGGTTTACCTTCTCGCGCGTCTTTAACGCCGCGATTAAATAATGCCGTTTTCATTATTGTACGTAACGAAACGCTTTTAGTAGTGACTTGCTGGATCATGCCGCCCTCTCAATTAGAATTGTATGACATGACCGCAAGGGCCAGCTAACAGGCGCGCCGTCAGTAACGCCTCTTTTTTGCGTTTAAATTTTGCAATCTCATTAGGCTTATCGTTTTCAATTCGCGCAATGCGCCAAAAACCGCGCGCCTTATAAATTGAATAGGTCATATTATGCCGCCCTCCCTACTCTGAAACCGTGCAGGTTAATGACAATATCTTTTTTGCTGTTGCTGCTATTACCGGCGCATAGGCCGCATTTATCGCAAGATGTGCGCGCCCCGTTTTCTTTGGCGGCAGGGCAACCAATTTCATTTGAGGCTTTTGATTCTGCGCTGCGCTTGGCTCTGAATGTGCGCCAGCCGCAAGCGCTTGCGAGTAAATGGTCGCTCTCGCTCTCACAGCTAGCCATGCACAATAGAGCGAAAGCCTGGAACCTAGGATCGCGCCATTGGTGGCTGTAGCCTGTAATTTTTTTAGCTTTTAACGTCGCGGCGCGCCATATCTGGAAGGGGACAGCAGCAGGGTCGCCATACGTGCCAAGCCTGAAAGCGCTCCCCTCGAATAATGCTGGCAATAGCGCGGGATCATAATCCACGCCAGGGCGAGCATAGCGCTTGCGCTCATAAGCGCCATAAACGCTGTAAACGCTCTTTGCTACGTCAACATAGCACTTGCCGCCCTTGAATGGTCGCTGGGGACAATCGCCGCAAATGCTAGCGTCGCGACCATCTTTGAGCGCGGCGATAGGATTAACATCGGCGCGAATAATGAAAGTCTGCACCATTGCGCCGGTCTTAGCATTTGCGCTTGCTACGCCTATACGGTTTGCAATAGCGACAATAGGCGCGCCATCAATAGCGCTTGGCCCTTCGTATAATATTATGCCGGTATATTGATTGCGCTTTAACGCAAGACGCAAGGCGTTTAATTCTTGTATCATTAGACTAACCCTTCATAAGGACAAAAAAAACTGGTCTAGTGGGGTACAGGTAAATCATCCCAAAAACAAAAACCAACCCAGATCAAAGCGCACTCATTACGCGCGTATCTAAAGTCAATACCTTCCATAATTTTCACTCCTATTGATTTGCTACAGTGTCATCCTCTCATATATTTGAGTTTTTGCAAAGGTTTTTTTGTTAGGGACAAATTAATTTGGTTAACATGGTCTTGTCTGGGTAAAGAATGGTCATATTTTTGGGATTAAATGACCATGGATAACATGCTGATCTTGCGGGCTAATGTGGCGTTATGGTCTTTTTGGTCATTTTATATTTACTTATTTAAAAATATATATGTATGTATACAAGTATATATAGCTCCTATTAGAGCGAGAGTTGCGCGTAAAAATGTGACCAAAATGACCAAAGCCAGGAAAACCCTCTCTTCTCAACACGTTACATTGGTCATGCACATGACCAACATTTGACCAAGCGATGACCATAGTTTACATTCAATATGCCAGCGTGAATGTGACCTGGCAACACATGACCAAAAAGACCAAGGCCTGAATGTATACTTAGTTTATGTAAACATAGTTGACATTGGTTTACATTTGGCTCAGTTGACAATCGGGAGGGGGGCTGGGCCTTGCGTGGTCTGGGAATATCTACGCAGGGATTACTCAAACTTTTTTTTATTCTAAAAATGTGCTAATAAAGATTCTATGTTTGAAAGCTTGCCATACGAGCCTCGTAAAATAGAGGCCACAGAAAAGAATCTCGAACTGATCTACGAGGCCGCGCGTAAAGGACTCAAAGGCGACGCGCTCGCGTTAGCTGCCGGCATGCTGCCGGTTGAGTATCGCCGGTTGGTGCAGTTCGATCCTATTGCTGAGTATGCGGAGATCAAAGGCCGCGCAGACGGCGAGATGGAGATGGCCGGCGTCTTACGCACAGCCGCGTTAAACGGCGACACTAAAGCAGCGCTCGATATACTAAAGCATGTGCATAAGTGGACTGCGCCACAGTCGATGCAGATCCAAGTCGAGCAACGCATATCTATCTTAGCGGCGCTTGAAGAAGCGCAGACCAGAGTTATCGAAGGGCAGGTATTGGATGCAAGTGCCGATTTACTCAGCGGAAGAAGAACAGAAGCTGATGGCGACGCTCTGGAGTCCAACGCTCAAGAACGACCCGCTCGCGTTCGTGCGCCTGACCTTTCCGTGGAAAAAACCTGGGACACCGCTTGAACACTTCGACGGCCCGCGCCAGTGGCAGCGCGAGGTTCTGATCGAGCTGCGCGAGCACATCAAGGCTAACAACGGCAAGATAGACTTCGAGACGCTGCGCCTTGCAGTCAGTTCAGGGCGCGGAATCGGTAAGTCCGCGTTAGTCAGTTGGCTGACGATCTGGATGCTGACGACAAGAATAGGTTCTACCACGATAGTTTCAGCTAACTCTGAAGCGCAGCTCCGTAGCGTCACCTGGGCTGAGATCACCAAGTGGCTGAGTATGTCCATACACAGTCACTGGTTCGAGGTCAGCGCGACGCGAGTCCTACCGGCTAAGTGGATAGCGGAATTAGTAGAGAAAGACTTGAAACTTGGAACGCGCTATTGGAGCGTAGAAGGGCGGTTGTGGAGTGCAGAGAATCCAGATTCCTACGCCGGAGTACACAATTTCGCGGGTGTCATGCTGGTATTCGATGAGGCGAGCGGAATTGATGATAGTATCTGGTCAGTTGCAGCGGGCTTTTTTACGGAAAATACCCCTAATCGCTTTTGGTTGTGCTTCAGCAACCCCCGTCGTAACTCTGGTTACTTTTATGAGTGTTTTAACT